TTTGCAGACCTAATGGGCGATGCAGAAGAAGACGACGAAAGCGAAGAATCAGAAGAAGGCGACGATGAAGACGAAAGCATGAAAGCATTCGGCGAATCAGTCACTCTTAAGTCAGTAAAAGCAAACATGGCAGACGGTAGCGACAACAGTGCAAAGTCTCCAGTAGGCAAAGGCGGCAAAGGTCCAACCGATGCAAAACCACACCCAACTGACACTAAAGTAGAAGCAGGCGGTAAAGCACCAGCAGCAAAAGCAATGAGCGTTAAAGGCCCAGAAGCTGGCGCAAAGCTAAGTGCAGCACCTGCTCCAAAAAGAGAGATGAAGTAATATGTTTAAGCCACTCACCGAGCACCTAACATTTAATCAAGCAAATATCATTACCGAAGCAATTGAAGAAGCTAATGGTAAGAGCTTGTATATGAAAGGTATTTTTATCGAAGGTGATGTGCGTAATCAAAACAACCGCATTTATCCAAAAGATGAAATTCATAGAGCAGTAAAAGCTATTAATGAAAAAATCAAAAAAGGATATAGCGTGTTAGGGGAAGCTGATCACCCAGATGATTTAAACATCAACCTTGATCGTGTAAGTCACATTATCACCGAGATGGATATTGATGGTGCTAATGGTGTCGGTAAACTAAAAATTCTACCAACTCCAATGGGAAATATTTGTAAAACCTTATTGGAAAGTGGAGTGAAACTGGGCGTGTCAAGTAGAGGCAGTGGAAATGTTAGTGAGAATGGAAAAGTTAATGACTTTGAAATTATCACTGTTGACATTGTTGCTAATCCAAGCGCACCGGATGCATATCCTGATCCAATCTATGAAAGAATTATGAATCATAGACGGGGAAATGTATTAATGGATGTTGCTAGTGCTGTTAAGCATGATGCAAAAGCACAACGTTATCTCCAAGAAGAGGTAACAAAACTTATAACCAACTTAAAGTATAGGAGAGATTAATATGGCTCACGCAATAGATGAACTATTAAGCTCAAAGACGCTCTCCGAAGAGGTAAGATCTTCAATCAACGAGGCATGGCAAGCACAACTAAGCGAAGCACGTGAACAAATCACAGCAGAACTTAGAGAAGAATTTGCACAACGTTATGAAAATGACAAATCGCAAATCGTAGAAGCTATGGATTCAATGCTAGGTGATGTTATTGCTTCTGAACTTAATGAGTTCAAAGCAGACAAAACTAAGCTAGCTGAAGATCGTGTTGCTTACCGCAAGCATATGATGGAACACGCAAAGGTTCTTGATGGGTTTGTAATGGAAGCACTTCGTAAAGAAGTTTCCGAACTTCGCGAAGATCGTAACGCTCAAAAAGCAAATATGACCACATTAGAGGGTTTTGTTCTTGAGCAACTTACCAAAGAGCTAAACGAGTTTCATGAAGACAAACGCTCACTAGTTGAAGCTAAAGTCAAAATGATAAAAGAAGGCAAGGCTGTAATCGAGTCTGCAAAGCGTGAGTTTGTTGAAAACGCTGCAAAGAAAGTAAATGCTATTCTTGAAACAACTATCAAGAAAGAACTTACTACACTACGTGAAGATATCAACGTTGCAAAAGAAAATACTTTTGGACGTAAAATATTCGAAACATTCGCAGCTGAGTTTATGAGCAGTATGCTTAACGAAGGCACTGAAACTGCAAAACTAAACAAGAAAATCAATGAACTAAACAGCAAACTAAATGAAGCAAGCAAAACTATCGCTGCAAAAGAAGTTCAACTGCAAGAATCAGCACGTAATGCTCGTATTGCAGAAGACAAGTCAGAAAGAAGAGTCATTATGAATGAAATGATGTCTCCACTTTCGAAGCAGCATAGAGAAATAATGGGTGCATTACTTGAAAGTGTTCAAACAAAGGACCTACAAGGCGCATTCAACAAGTATCTACCATCGGTATTGAAGGAAGATACTAAAAAAGTAGAAACTAAGAAGGTCCTGAGCGAATCTGCAAAAGAAGTCACAGGTAATAAGCAAAGTGTAGCAGAAGCTGCAGTCGATGCCAATATTGTAAACCTTCGCAAACTAGCCGGACTAAACTAAGGAGACCGAAAAATGAGCAACCTATTTGAAAATTGGTCAGCTACCAAAGAAGCCCTTACCGATGGTCTTACTGGAACAAAGAAAAAAGTAATGGAAACAACTCTTGAGAATACCAAGAGATACCTTGCAGAATCTGCATCCTCAGGTGCAACACAAGCTGGTAACATTGCTACACTTAACAAAGTTATCCTTCCAGTTATCCGTCGTGTAATGCCAACTGTTATCGCCAACGAGATTGTTGGTGTTCAGCCAATGACTGGCCCAGTAGGCCAAATCCACACTCTACGTGTTCGTTATGCTGAAACTTTCGACGGTGTAACTGCAGGTGATGAAGCACTAAGCCCATTCGCAATTGCAACCGGTTACTCAGGTAACGCAAGCACTAACCGTGCAGATTCTACAAGCGCACTAGAAGGTGTTGCTGGTAAGAAACTAAGCATCCAAGTTCTAAAGCAAACTGTTGAAGCTAAAACACGTAAGCTATCAGCACGTTGGACTTTTGAAGCTGCACAAGATGCAAACGCAATGCACGGCCTAGATGTTGAAGCAGAAATCATGCAAGCACTTGCACAAGAAATCACTGCTGAAATCGATCAGGAAATCATTGCAAGCCTAAGCTCACTAGCAGGCACTGCAGCTGATACTTACAACCAAGCCGGTGTAAGCGGTACTGCAACATTCGTTGGTGACGAACATGCTGCTCTAGCAGTTCTAATCAACAAGAACGCAAACACTATCGCTGCTCGCACACGTCGTGGTGCTGGTAACTGGGTAGTTGTTAGCCCAACTGTTCTAACTGTTCTACAGTCAGCAACTACTTCAGCATTCGCAAGAACAACTGAAGGCCCATTCGAAGCACCAACTAACACTAAGTTTGTCGGTACTCTAAATGGCACTATGAAGGTTTATGTAAACCAGTATGCAGCAAACGATGACGTACTAGTTGGTTATAAGGGTTCAACCGAAACTGACGCAGCGGCATTCTATTGCCCATACATTCCTCTAATGAGCTCAGGAACTGTTCTAGATCCAAGCACATTCGAGCCAGTAGTTAGCTTCATGACACGTTACGGTTATGTAGAACTAAGCAACCAAGCTTCATCTCTTGGTAACGCTGCAGACTACCTAAGCAAGATTGCTGTTACAACTGCAAACCTAAGCTTCAGCTAATAGTTTGTTATACTACATTAAGAACAGGGCCTCAAGGCCCTGTTTTTTTATGGATTTTTCAATAAATATGTATAACAAGGAGAAACTGAAATGACAGAAACAAGATTCCCTACAGGCATTAGTGGCAAAAAAAATGATGATTTAGATATATGGAGTGACTCTGATATTGCACTGTATCCACAAGGCCATATATGGATTAGTCAAGGAACTAAACTTATATTTGAAGGCACCACACCAGACGATTGGGAAGTAAAGTTACAAGCAACTACAGTAACAGCAGACAGAGATATTGTATTACCCGATGCTAGCGGAACAGTCGCAGTGAGTGTCAGCGATACAACAACTACTACACAAGGTGCACTAAATTTAGATTTTACATTAAGTGCAGCAGGTAATATAAGTGCAACAGGTACTGCGTTTGGTATAGCAAGTAATAGTAGTCCGACATTTGCTGGATTAACTATAGATGGTAGCAGCATAGTTTTTGAAGGATCGGTTGCAGATAATTTCGAAACAACGTTGACTGTTACTAATCCAACTGCTGACAGAACGATAACGTTACCAGACGCAGCAGGAACTATTGCACTATTGAGTTCATTAAGCGTTGGTGCAGAAGGGACAGCATCAGGTGATGGTGCAATTTCTTATGATAATACTACAGGTGTGTTTACATATACTCCACCAACACCTGCAGGTATTGGCGCAACTACACTTACAAGTTTCAGTGTAGGAGCAGAAGCTAGTGCAAGTGGCGATGGTGCAATTTCTTATAATAACACAACAGGTGTGTTTACATATACTCCGCCAACACCTGCAGGTATTGGCGCAACTACACTTACAAGTTTCAGTGTAGGAGCAGAAGGGACAGCATCAGGTGATGGTGCAATTTCTTATAATAACACAACAGGTGTGTTTACGTATACTCCACCAGATTTAAGCGTTTATTTAACTGCGGTGCCTGCTAATATTTCAGTTACAACTGCGACAATTTCTTCTACATTGACATTAACATTGTTAAATGCTGCACCATCGAGTCCAGTAAACGGTATGATTGCAGCTAGCAACGGAACTGGATGGGATCCGGCAGTAGATGGATTACAGCATATAAATGCATACTTAAATGGCGTTTGGGTTCAAATAGCGTAACTAATAAATATTATAAACAAGTGAGAGTCTAATGGCATTAAATTTTGACCACCAACGAAATAGAATTAGTTCTAGTAACGAAACTATTGTAATTAATAATAACGGAAGTATTAGGATTCCCGCAGGTACTACATTTGAACGTCCTGGTACTCCTAATTCGGGTGAGATAAGATTTAACTCAACATTACAATCATTTGAAGGATATGTCAACACAAACTGGACAAGTCTTGGCGGTGTTAAAGATGTAGACGGTAACACATACATCATTGCAGAAACATCACCGGGTGCAAATAACAACGACTTAGATTTTTATACTAACGGAAGTCATAGATTACAATTAGATGAAAACGGTGATTTTAGATTTGGTGCGTTATTAAACAAATTTGTAATTACAAGTTCTTCAGGTAATACTGCGATTGCAGGAACACTAGGTGTTACTGGTCAAACAACACTAGCAAGTGCTAGTATAACCGATTTAACCGCAAATCGTGTTGTTTATGCAGGCGTAAGTGGAGAACTACAAGATAGTTCAAGTTTAACATTTAATGGTTCTACATTAGCATTATCTGGAACAGCAAATGTCACTGGTCAACTCAACGTCGATAATATTAGAATAGATGGTAATGCTATTACTAGCACAAACACCAATGGTAATATTAATATAACTCCAAACGGAACCGGAGATATAATTGCTAGTACACTTAAAGTAAGCGATTTAACGAATAATAGAATCGTTATTGTCGGTGTTGACGGTGAACTTGAAAATGATGCAAATTTAACTTTTGATGCAACTACTTTTGTTATTGGTTCTAGCAAATTTACAGTAAACGCATCATCAGGGAATACTGCTATTGCAGGTGCATTAGATGTAACCGGATCATTAGGCGTAGACGGAAGTTTTGATGTTGCCACAAACAAGTTTACAGTAAATGGAACTAGTGGTAATACTGCAGTTGCAGGAACACTTGATGTAACCGGTGCTACTGGCATCGATGGAAACTTTGATATTGCTACAAACAAGTTTACAGTAAATGCTACTTCAGGTAATACTGCAATCGCAGGTACACTCGATGTAACAAGTGCAGTTGGAATAGACGGAAATTTCGACATTGCTACAAACAAGTTTACAGTAAATGCTACTAGCGGCAATACTGCAGTTGCAGGAACACTCGATGTAACAAGTGCAGTTGGAATAGACGGAAATTTCGACATTGCTACAAACAAGTTTACAGTAAATGCTACTTCAGGTAATACACTGGTAGCAGGAACATTAGATGTAAATAGTGCAACAACAGTAGCAAACCTTAAAGTTTCAGATTTAGTTTCTAATAGAATAGTTTATGTAGGAACTGCCGGCCGTCTACAAGATACTGCTAATTTTACATTTGATAATACTACTTTTGCAATTGCTACAAACAAGTTTACAGTAGATGTTGCATCAGGAAATACAGCTATCTTAGGAACATTAGGTATTACTGGTCAAACTACATTAGCGAGTGCCAGTGTAAGCGATCTAACCGCAAACCGTGTAGTTTACGCAGGCATAAGCGGGGAGTTACAAGACAGTGCAAACTTAACATTTAACGGTTCGTCATTAGCGTTAACTGGTTCATTGACAGTATCCTCGTCCTTAACTATTAATTCTACAACTGCAATTAGTAGTATACTAGATGAAGATAATATGGCTAGCAATAGTGCAACAGCTCTTGCAACACAACAAAGTATCAAAGCATATGTTGATAACTCTAACTCTGCACAAACATTGAATATTGCAGGAACATCTGGGACAGGAACCGTTAATTTAACTACTCAAACATTAACAGTTGCCGGAACAACAAACGAAATTGAAGCAGTTGCTAGTGGTCAGACAATAACTATTGGTTTACCGAACGATGTTACAGTTGGTAATAATTTAATTGTTACCGGTAACTTAACTGTTAACGGAACAACCACTACTGTCAACTCGACAGTAACAACAATAGATGATCCGGTAATAACACTCGGCGGTGATGGTGTTCCTACATCAGACGATAATAAAGATAGAGGTATTGAATTCCGTTGGCACAATGGAACTAGTGCAAAAATTGGCTTTTTTGGCTTTAATGACAGCACTGGTAAATTTACTTTTATACCAGACGCAACTAATTCAAGTGAAGTGTTCAGTGGAACAAAAGGTACACTAGATGCAAACGTTGAATGGTCAGACATTTTAAATAAACCTGACCCTACTATTACACTTGCTG